TTAAAGCAGATGAAATATCAGGAAATGTTCAACCATTACAAGGTATTAAACCTGTTATAAAAGGAGGAGCTTTAGGTCAAGCAATTATATTTTCACAAACAGGAAGTGTTGCTGCCCAAGCTTTATTAACAATGTCTTTTAGTGATATAACTCCAAATACTAATTATGGAATAGTTGCTGGAATTGGATCTCAAACTTTTGATCCAGATACAATATATACTGCAGATATTACAACTGTTATCTCTAGTTCCACAGCAACTACAGCATCTTTAACAGGAGTAACAGGAAATTATATAGCACTACAAACTACTGATGCTAATGTTCAAGTAATTCCTCAAATGTATTTAAGTTATTCTTTTGCAAATTTTTCATCTCCAATAAGTCCTTCAACAGTTACTCATTATATCCAAAAATCAACAAATAATGGAACATCCTGGACTGATTATTATAGCCAAAGTTTCAGTTTATCAAATAATACTCAATATCAAAGAACTCTAATAGCTCCCCCCGATAATGCCATCTCAGGTAGTAGATATAGAGGAGCAACAATTTTAAATAGTAGTAATGTTGCTTATATATTTCAATATACTGGTAGTTTATCTTTAGCCCAAAACCCTCCAGTAAGTGCAAGTGTTACTTCATCTTTTTGGAGCACAGGTTCTAATTCTCCTAGTATTTTAACAGGATCTCAATTTAATTCTTTAATTTATGGATCTTTAACCCAACAAACAGTTTCAGGTTCAGGGTATGATTCTCCTTATCAATTATTTACAGTTCAAGCCGGTGATGAAATTAGATTTAGTGCTAATGAAAATCAAGTGTATCAAATTATTGATGTAAACCCACCAACTCAAAATGCTCAAAATTCATTATATTTAATTTTAAACAAACCAATCATAGCAGGGACAGATTTAAATTCTTTTTTATTAAGAAGATATGTTCCTAATCCTAATTTTGTACTTATCAATGCAACTAAAACAAACGAAGTAGGAGGAGGACCAGGATACTTATTACCTGAATATGCTTCTCAAGATATTTTAGATAAATTTGATAGTATTGTTGCGGATCTTACCGAAAAAGGATTAATTTAATATATTTATAACATATAACAATAAAAAAAACATGGGATATTTAAATAATACCGTAGTAACAGTAGACGCTATTTTAACAGATACCGGTCGTCAATTATTAGCACAAAATGATGGTTCATTTAGAATTACTCAATTTGCTTTAGCTGATGATGAAATTGATTATACTCTTTATAATCCAAACCACCCATCAGGTTCTGCTTATTATGGACAAGCAATTGAAAATATGCCTTTATTAGAGGCATTTCCTCAAGCAACACAAGTAATGAAATATAAACTTGTAACTTTACCTCGTGGAACAGCTAAAATGCCTATCCTTGATTTAGGTTACAATGCAATTGTAATTAAACAAGGTGCTTCATTAGCTATTACTCCTCAAACCTTAAATTATTTAGGAGGCAATACATTTGAAACCAGTGGATATACAGCTACTATTTCAGATGTTCGTTTATTTAGCACATTTGAAGGTGTAGGTATTAATACACCACAAGCACAAGCACTTAACACTACTACAACTCTAGGTACCTCAGTATCTAAAACTGTTGTTGGTACAACAATTAATATTAAAGCAACAACTGTTAATACATTATTTGGAAATAATACCCAATTACAAGCTACGTTAACTGTAGAAGGTAGAGACTCAGGTGCCAGATTAACAATCCCAGTAACAGTAACTAAAGTATCTTAAAATATAAAACATGTCATTCACAAGATTAGAGCCAACCGATTTTGTAATAAGCACTGATGCTATTTCATCAACCTTATTTTCAAATAACGCTCCTGCATTAACATCAGCTTTTACTTCCTCAGCACAAGTTGCTGGTTCCACAGGTAATTTTTATATAAACGTATATAATTCAGCAACAACTGAATCAGTTCAATTTGCTATTGCTTATGGTAATTCAGTTGGTAGTGGTAGTTTAAATTATAACTCATCAGTAAATGGATATTCTCCAACAAGTACCATTTATGGTCAATGGCAAGATTTAGTACTAGGAGATGAAAATTCTGATTTTATTTTTGGTGCTATTACTTCATCTGAGTTTTATGCTTTAACTTTTGAAAGAGCTAGATATAAAGATTCATTATTTTTAGGATCACTTTCATTAACCCTTTCAGCTTCAGGAGGATCAATTACTTTAACAGATAATAGTGCTTATGTATCTTCTGTTCAATTTACCGAAGCCGGAAGAGTTTTTCAATTAATTACTGGATCAACAGGTACAAGAGCAACAATTACTTCAAGAAATACAGCTGATGGATATTCAGCTAATTCAGGTTCTTATGGTTGGTTGTTACCGGATATTGGAACAATTTTATTAAATCCTAAAGCATTAGGTGCACCAGCAGTTAGTGGAGGTATTGCCTTTACATACAGTGGTTCCGCATCAGCATCAGCTGCTCCTAATTTAAGTCCTAATGCTTCATTATATAATTCCTTAGTTCAAGCATTAACAGGAGGTTCAAGTAATGATTTTTACATTAATGCTCAAGAATCTATCACTTCAGATTTTATTTTTGTAAGACCTAAAAGTGTAGAATATAACTACTCAGAAAACCCATCATTTATTTCAGGATCTACTGGTGAAGTATTTTTTCCATCATTTATTAATAATCCACAAACATACATTACAACAGTAGGTTTATATAATGATACAAACCAATTATTAGCAGTTGCTAAATTGTCAAGACCTTTACCAAAAGATTTTACAACAGAAGCATTAATCCGCGTTAAGCTAGATTTTTAAAATGAATGGGGGCCTACAAACAATTCTTAGCATCGGATATTATAATAACCCCGTTTGAGGTTAGTAAAGGATTTTCTTACAAAGGAAATGAATTAACAGGATCAGATGTTGGTATTGATAGGTATTTAGGAACTAATATTACTGGAACTTTATTTGATCCTAATACTGATCCTTTAACAGGTATAGTTTTTCCCCAATATCAAAGATTAGTTTATAATTCAATCAAAGAATTATACTATTCAAATTATTTAAGCTCTAGTTACGGTAGCCCAGCAAATACTGCAAGCTTAGTTCCGGGAAATGATCCTGCGGGAAATGCACTTACAGGTTCAGCAGATTCATCCGGGAGATATTTTAATTATAATCAAACTACATTAACATTTGAAAAATATTTTCCAACAGGGGCTAATGATGTTATAGGAGTATTATCTATTCCTTCTCGTTTATATGGAAATTATATATTACCTAATTCTTTCACCTGGTCAGGTGTAAGTGGTTCTATATATGATGATGGTGAAGGTAATTTAATTTATTCATCCTCAGGTGAAATTTGTGGACAAATATTTTATCCTCAAGGTTTAGCTGTAATTACAAGTGACTCTAACCCAGGAGCAGATGGTTATGGAGTATCATTATATGGTTCGGGAGTTTATGGAGTTGGTGATAGTGCTATTATTGATGGTTTTATTACAGGATCAAATGTAACTTGTTCATTTTCTTCTTCTCTTACAATATATGAAACTCAATATCAATGTACTATAAGAGATAATGAATATAATTTTACATTAAATCCATCTTCAACTTCAGGAAGTACGGCTGTTACAAGTTCAATAGGAACATTTTACACCCCAGGACAATTTTTAAATAGTAATATAACAGGTTCTTCTTTTAGTCCTTATATTACAACTATAGGATTATATGATGAATATCAAAATCTATTAGCAGTTGGAAAATTATCTCAACCACTTCCTATTTCACCTACAACAGATACTACAATACTTATAAACATAGATAGATAATATTATGGCAACTTTAAATTCATCAAATATATCAAATGGTAATACAATTGAACCAAATGATTTATTACAATTATACGATGCATTAACACCTGGTGGAGGTATAACAGGAACATATAATGTTTCCATTAGTGGAAGCATAACAGGTTCAGCAACCTCAGCATCATATGCTGCAACAGCATCATTATTACTTGGTAGTGTAGTATCCGCAAGTTTTGCAAGTACAGCTTCAGCAATTACCACAGCTGTTACAGGTGGTGGTACACATTATTTAACATTTGTTGATCAAGCGGGTATTCGTTCTCCTAAAGTAGCTTCTCTTTTAGAATATAATGCTGCTACTAATAACCTTACAGTTACAGCTTCTCGTGCAACAACTTCTTCTTTTGCTATTACAGCATCTTATGCTGCAAATACTTCAACCTCAGATTTTGTAAAAGTAACTCCTCAAGGAGGATCTTTAAGAGATATGTATGCTATTGTTGGATATGCTACTTTCTCCTCAGTTGGTGTAACTTCGGCATCTGTTGACTGGGTAGCAAATTTTCCCGCTCTTCCAATTCCTAATGGAATAGGCACTGATTTATTTATAACAGCTAATCCTACTGATGATCCTGCTCCTTCTATTAAAGTTACATGGGATAATGTAAATAAAGAAATAATTTTTGATGAGGTTTCAGGAACTTACCCAGGAAGTGTAGTCTACACAGGTTATTTACAAGTTTAATATTTAAAAATTTTATGAAAAATTGGTTATATGAAGGTAAAGAGGTTACCTCAATAGAAGAATTACCTCAAGATAGTTTTGGTTTTATATATGTGACTACTCACATTCCGAGTAATCGTGCATATATTGGAAAAAAAGCGTTATATCACAATATAAAGCGCAAATTAACCAAAAAAGAATTAGCGGAGCAAACCGGACCTGGTCGCAAACCTGCCTCAAAAATAGTTTCAAAAGAAAGCGATTGGAAAACATATTTTGGTTCTGCTAAACCTGTTCAAGCACTTCTTAAAGAAGGTAAACAAGACGAATTTAAACGAGAAATTCTTAAAGTAGTTAATAATAAAAAATTATTAACTTATTACGAATGTAAGTATCTTTTTATGATGGGAGTTTTAGAATATCCCGAAACATATTTTAACGACAATATCCTAGGAAAATTTTTTACACGTGACTTTGGAGTAGCAAACGAAGATTAGTACATTATCGTTATGATAAATCAATCTTTAGTTGCACTGACTAATTCTGTGCTTGGTTTTGGTAAACAAACGGCTCGTGGTAATTATGCTTACCATTGCCCGTTATGTAAACACCACAAACCAAAATTAGAGGTTAATATGTCTGAAAATTCTAAAGGTGAAAATCCTTGGCATTGTTGGGTTTGTGATAAAAAAGGTAAAAAACTTTATCAATTATTTAAAGCAGTAGAAGTACCACCTGAAACAATGGCTGAACTAAAAGCTATTGTAAAATATGTTGGGCCTGAAACTGATGTTCAAGTAGAAACTAAAGTTACTCTTCCTAAAGAATTCAAACTCCTTACTAACATTCAGAAATCTAATATTATGGGAAGACATGCTCTTGCCTATATTAAATCTAGAGGTATTACCGAAGAAGACATTTTAAAGTACGGTATTGGATATTGTGAAACAGGAAGATATGCTAACATGGTTATTATTCCTTCATTTGATGAACGAGGAAATATAAACTATTTTACAGGTCGTTCATTTGAAAAAGAACCCTCAGTAAAATATAGAAATCCATCTGTATCGCGTGATATAATACCATTTGAGTTGTTTATAAATTGGGAATTACCGCTTATATTGTGCGAAGGACCATTTGACGCCATCTCCATTAAAAGAAATGTTATACCGCTATTAGGCAAAAATATACAAACAAAATTAATGAAGAAGATAGTAATGTCTTCGGTTGAAAAAATTTATATTGCACTTGATAAAGATGCTCAAAAACAAGCTTTAGATTTCTGTGAAAAATTAATGCAGGAAGGAAAAGAAGTATATCTAGTTGATATGCAAGATAAAGACCCAAGTGAAATGGGATTTAATAATTTTACAAAACTTATACAAGAAACTTACCCCTTAACCTTCTCAGGTTTACTTGAGAAAAAATTATTCTTATGAAAAAAAGAAATGTAAAAGTAGTCAACAATCGTATTCTTGAAATCTCAGAAGATGCAAA